TTTAAGACACTTTGAATATATTTACTTTGGGCCATGACTTATTTATAAGGATTGTATAGAAATGTTTGAGAAAAGTGCCCCTATAGAATAGAGGCACTCGATTATTACTCAGCTAGTTTTTCAAAATATGCTAATGTATCATCTTCTTCTTTTTCAACTACAGGTGTCGTAATTGTTTGTGAAGATTGAGGTGTTGTATCAACTTTGGGAGCTGCTACAGGTGTCTCATTTATACTATCGGCAATATTACCAACTTTTACAGTTCCAGAAAGAACTGCATCTAACCTAGTTCTTAACTCATCATAAGACTTAAAGTTTGTTGGAGCACTATACTCTGCAAGAGAGTGTTGTGATTTCCAGACTTTATCTATTTCAGCGTCATCTTCAAAGAAAACTGATGTATCTTCAAACTCTGATTTATCATAATTCCAATAACCATCTACTTTTCTGATTTTTAATTTGAAATTAGCACCTTCCCAAAAATCAAATGGGTTGATTGCTTTTTCATCTTCAAACTCAGGTGACATTGCTGCTGTAATCTTATCAAAGATTTTCTTTCCATAACGGAACAAGAATACTTTACCTTCATTCTCTGGATGTTTCGCATCACTTACTACATAGATGTTTGAGAAATATTGTAATTTTCTTTTCTGTTTACGGGCGATTTCTTTGTCAGATTCCAAACCTGTATTCCATAATTGTGTATTATGTTCTGAAACAGGGTCTTTCTGATTAAGAGTTGTAAGAGAATTCTCAATGTACCATTGACCTGTTGGGCCTTGAAATGCATGATTCCAAACTTTCGCCCATGGCAAGTCCTCACCTTGAACAGCAGGTAAGAAACGAAGTACTGCATAACCATTACCAGACTTATCTAGTTCAGGTTTCCACAATCTTTCATCCACGTATGATTTTTTCTCTTGGGGTTTGGTTTCACCTTTAGCTGCATCAAGCAACTTATTAAGCGAACCACTACTTTTTAGACTATCTAAAGACATCTTTTATCTCCTTTCCGTATGTTGTCGTATGTTAATTTGTACATCTTTACTACATAACTATTTATATTAGTTATTCTGGTAATTATACTAGCCCCTGACATGTTTTGTCAAGTGTTTTATAACTAATTCTTTTAACATTTTTTCTCAGTAGTTCATTGTCGTATTGTTTTTGAAATGCAATACAGCTCTTGTTCTTATCATCTACCCAATAAAATTGAGTGTCTGGGTACTCCTTAAACACCTGTATTAACTGATTAACCCAATTATCTGTACTAAATCCCTTTGATTCTATGGGTAAGTAATTATTTGTTCCTTTATAGATGTTATTCAGAGGTTTATCATAACTACTCATATCAAATCCTAACATATATACTTCTTTTGTACCCTGTTGACAAGCCAGATGTATTGCAGTTGCACCAGCACACCAATCTTTAGGGTGTTTTATGTTTTTAATTTTATCACTCTCTTGTAACCATGTAACATATAGACCTACATTTTTATAGCATTTTCTTTTTATATCTTCTTTGTTGAGGTGTGGAAAGTTTTTTATCATATCGTGATAGTTTCTTTCTGCATCTATTGCTTCTTTTCCTTGTACAACACAAATATCACTATTGTTTGGATTGTCAGTTTGAAAAACTAGTTCTCGTGGATAGTTCATCATTAAAAACTCTGGATGAAATTGTTCTAGTATACTCCAATCTGCAAACCAACAATTGTTCTTAGATGTATAACCAGATTCATATATTTCTTGTTGTATTCCATAATCTATGGCAACTAGATTGTCAACTTTACAATCTCTGTATGATGCATTACATCCCCATGTAGTAAATCCTTCATAGTCTTTAGTTACATCCCAAGATTTTCGAGATTCACCATTCCCATAAATTAATGCCCTTGATAATGATGACATGATATATACTCCTTAAATTGTTCACTTGTTGTAAATTTTAAATTATCAATTCCTTGAAAGTTATCAGTTTCTAACATGGGTGATACCCAAGTAAATTTTACATTCTTGAATTTTCTCATAACTGTTTTCATTTGATTTTGCCATGTAGTAGAATTAAATCCTATTTGATAATCTTTCCAAAGGTATAGATTGCTCAAAGGTTTATCTATTGTTGATAAATCAAATCCTAGTAAAAATACTTCATCAGCACCTTGTTCAGATGCAAGATACATTGCTGTACTACCAGCACCATTACCCTTGAAATCTTCTATGTCGTATACTTTATCTTTATCATCTAACCAAGTGATATATAAACCTGTATTTCTCATACATTTATGTCTTAGTTGTTTTTCCTCATCTCCACTCATTTTATTAGTTAGTAAATTATGATATTTTTGTACTGCTGTTTTAGGATTCTTACCTTGTACTACACACCATTTTTTATTTCCTTTTTCTGTTTCAAAAATTTCATCTTCGTTAAACCCTAGTTTTAACAGTTCGAGGTGTCTACTACCAAATGCAGGCTTATCAATAAATTCTTTTGGTAATTCATTCCAATCTAAAAACCAACATTTATTTTCTTTTGCATAACCACTTTGGTATACTTCTTGTTGTGCAACATAATCTACGGCAACTAAATTATCAACTATACCTTCGTGATGTATTTTATTGCAACCCCATGTAACTATATCTTCATAACTTTTATTAATATCAAAACCTAGTCTTGATTTACCATTTCCATAAATTATTGCTTTAGTCATAATTTGTTGTTACATCCTTATATTTTAAAATGTCTTTACTATTCTTAGTTTGATAATCGTGTAACTTAATTTTTGCTTCAATCATAATACATACAAATCTTCTAGAATACTTAGATGGTTTTCTATCTGTAATGTAGTGCCAACTAATTGGTGTATTAGGAAACAGTATTATACTATTCTCTTTGTACTCAAATTGTTCTTCTTCTTTTGTTATTGGATTGTGTAATGTTAGATGACCACCATCATCTTCTTCATCTTCATTTTTAAAATACCACAAACCTGTAACCATTTTATTGCCATTATCTATGTGCAGCTTCCTCATTGGAAACCCTGTATCTGTTGGTGGATTCTCAGAGAAAGTATGTGATGAAGTACATTTTACTTCTTCTATATTTAATCTAGGATAATACTTTTCAAACACAGATTTAGATTTAGGTATTATTCCTAAACCAATCTCATCAAGAATGGTTTTAATTTTATCATCTTGAATAAGCGTGTTTGACCTATTCTTAATCTTGTTCCACTTCTTATCTTCATCATTGGTATTCCAATTTTCTTTTACATGGTTGTAAAATTCTTCTGGTAAAGACCCTGTGTAATGGGGCCAAGGTTCTTCATGATATTTTAGCAATTTCTAAGTCCTCTACTATATGTGACTGATTGTACTTAATATCCTCTATATTTGTCCATACGAGGCTCTCAGGTACATTCCATAGTTGGTCACAGTTTTTACAGTATGGTATGTCATCAAATCTTTCTTCTTCGTGAGCCTTGACTAACTCTTGATACTTATCACCATCTAATACTTCCTGTATGGTTTGTGTATCTAAATGTCCAAGTGTTGCTTCTTTGTCATTACCCAACACCATACAACAAGCAACTACACCACCTTGTCTTTTTTCTAAACCACCTGCTCTGACTTGTAACATTGGCGCCATTGGTCTACCACAGGTTCTCCTTTCTTCTTTTCTTCTTGAATAAACTTTTGTATACTCACCAGACCAGTTATGCATCATCCATATTTCTGATTGAGTGTTAGTTACATCTACCCAGTTCTTTCTGTACTGTTCAACTTCATAATCTTTTTGATTGATATCAATGATTAAATGATTGGCATGTATTTCTGTGTTTGTTCCCTTACATGCTTCTACAAGTTTACGAACATTTTCTCTGACTGTTAGATATCTATCTGACTTATCTTTCTTAACTTTTGTTGGCATCCATTTTTGATAAGTTTCACTATTGTAACCTATACACGATACACGAAAAATATCAAGACCACTATTTGCAATTTCTTCTATTAGTTTGTCGTTGAGTGTATACCCATTACTAAAACTTACACATTTTAGATTTCTATCTTTGATATATTTTATAGATTTAATAAAGTCTTTATTTAATGTGGGTTCACCACCACCATGTATACTTACAGATTCAACACCATGTTCCATAGCATTGTCTAAAATCTTTACAAAGTTATCCCACTTCAATACTTTCTTAAATTCTTTTTCTCTACCACCTTCAAAACCTTGTGGACACATTTGGCATGAGTAATTACAACCACCAGCTAATTCCATATCTAACTGTCTGATTTTTTTCATACCATCAATCCTTTTAATATTAACTTAAAACTCTTAGTGTCAAATTTAAGAAATGATGTATAATCATTCATAAGTTTATACACATCTTTCCATACATAATCTTCAACAAGTTTACTATTCCATACTTTATCAAATTGTAATATTGAGTTGAGTATCACCAAACTTTCTAGTGATACTCTTTTACCCAAATATTCTTTTAACAACTTAGGATGCTTATTAGTAGAAACTGCAACTAAATCTTTATCTAATATAGATTCAACTTCAGATTTAAATGTATAACTTAAACTTTGTATTTTCTTTTTCCAACCTATATAGTTTTCTTCTTCAAATTTGCCCACCCAACCTTTTGGATGTATTAAAAAATTGGCAAGTAAGTAGTCTTGTACATCTTCTTTACTTTTATACTTACGAGTCAATTTAACAAAAAAGATTCGGTCATTTCTTTTATAGAATGAATCTCTTGATACTCTGGTTTTCCCAGAATACTTTACAAAGTCATAGTCAGTCTTATCGAAATGTGCTTTCATGGCACAATACATTAAATAAGCATCAATTGGTTGCATAAATTAAAATTTAACTAACTGTTTCCAATTGTCAATATCATATTCTTGGGGTAATGCACCTTCAATATGAATAAAGTTTGTCTTCATTCCACAACTCTTTAAATCTTCCAATAAACTTTCCAACTCTTTTCTGAACTTTGCTCTTTGTTGAGGAATTGAATTATTTTCTGAAGGAGCTCCTACATGTGCTATACAGTATGAGTGTTTACCTGTTTTAGCAAAATGTTTTATAGCATTCATAACAAATCTATACTGATATCCTGCTTTAACAAGATATCCATACATATCTCTATCTTCATCAAGCTTACCTGTACTGTAAGTATTTGAACAATTATTTTTTAACCACAAGTTAAACTTTGATTGATTATAAAAAGCATACTTTTGTGGTGTTCCAATGTCTTCCATAGCAAATGAGATTATTCTATCTTTAGATTGCTTCTTTCTATGGGGAGCTACTTCATTCAATTTCTTTCTCAAGGCATCTTCAGTATTTTTTAAAAGTTTCTTTTCTACTTTTTTAGCAAGAAATCTTTTTAACTGTTGTTCACTATTATTAAGTTTTGGTAATGGTTCATTCTCGATGGCTCTTACATCATCAATACTATCTTCATCTGCTTCTATTTCTGTAAAGTACCATTCCTTTACTCCTAATTCTAATAAAGCAAGTGAACGACCAAAGCCATAAACTAGTTCGTAAGAACTATTCTCTGTTTTTCTTTTAATGACACAAGGTGGTTCTTGATTCAAATCAACACCTTCACTAAAGGACAGTCTTAAGTCTTCTACATGACTCATGTCTTGGCCATTTATTTTGATAGTATTGTTATAATCATCTTCTATGAAAATATCATCAAATTTCAAACGTATTGTTTCTTTTATTTTTACTGTGGCGAGTGTGGGGAAACTTGGTTTTGGAATTTCTTCCAAATTAATTTTACCCATTACATCTTTATGTTTTAACAACATATTGTCTTCTCCTAGTTGATTAGCGGTAGATTTAGTTTTTTGGTAAATCTCACCCTAATATATTAATAACTAATTTTATGCCTCGGATAGTCATATCGGCAAATGCATTATTGCAATTCTATTTATACACCATTATAACAGGTGTTGCAAGACTTGTCAAGTCTTTTTTTATATACCTTCAAGTTTTGCAACTTTCGGTAGGTAATTCAATTCTCTGGCATTTGCCTCTATCTTTTCCTTTAGACTTTTAGTTAATAGTTTTGCAGTTGTTACTGGTTCAATACCTATCTTTTCACAATAAATGCTTATTGCCTCTAGATGAGTACATCTTTTATCAAATGCAATCTTTTCTATTTCTAAGCTAAAAGTTTTTGGTGTATGTACTGTGTTTGTATTTTCAGCCACTATACACATCCTGTTGGTTTTGGTAAACCACCATACTTTGCAATTTTCTTCATTGGGCCTGCTTTAAAGATATCATACAATTTACTTGCCTTTCTATCCATCCCAAACTCTTTTGCAAAATTCCTAACAGCAGGAACTGTACCTGTAGCGCTGTACATTTCTCTTGCTTTGTCTATGTAAGTTTTGATTTCTGGTGTGATTTCCATATCATCAGATTTTGCCATTTCATACATGACTTCTTCTGACCAATCACTTGTATTGATGAGAAACCCATCACCATCTCTATTTAAATCCATTATATACTCCAATTATTAAAGACCATTATACTAGGTCTAACATCATTTGTCAAGCATTAAAAAGCTGCACTTGAACCACATCCACATGTGGATTTTGCATTTGGGTTTTTGATAGTAAATGCACTGCCATTTAATGGGTCATTTACATAGTCTACAGTAGCACCTTCA